AGCACTCAAGTCGAGTGTTGCAAGCTCACCAGTTTGTGAGCCACGACAAGCCATTTCCTGATTAGGGATTTGGTTATCTAGTGAAACGAAACTACCCGCTATAGTATGCGGAATATGTTTCCGAATTGACCGATCTAAAGCTTGCTGGCAATATTGCATTGCCGTAGGCTCCATAGCGATCAATCTCGCCTTAGACACCGTCTTAGGAACAGTCACAATCCTTACGGATGCTTCTGCCCTAGGGGGTAGGAGTGTCACATGTGCGTCGGCTTCACGCCAATGACGCAGGTTTGGAATAAGAAATTCCTGATAAGGGAACCACTTCTCCAACCGTTCCGGCCAAATATGTTGCAACCACTTCTCGTTTCCAAGAAGTCGGTCAGCTGTTTTGCCCGGACCATGTCTAGGGATAAGATCTCCACGAAGGAGATCCATTTCAGTGCGACTAAGCACATCACCCCAGAGGAGCATGGTAACTTGCCTGAAGAAAGCAAGTTCTTCGTCCATGCCAGAAGAGGATATAACTTTATCCAATTCTCTGACAATCCTCTCAGACTCCAAGTATCCGTCTATCGCGTTATCGATTATCTCTTGCGAGTAATCTACGCGAATCTTCTCACACATACGTGTGACCTGACGTATCGCGAAGATACAATCAGTAGACGGGCTTGGAAGTAGTACACCATCAGAGTCGAACACATTCAGAAGGAATACCCTCAAAAAACGAGGGACACCTGCATGCCTCCGAAAACCGGAGAACATGTCGTCTGAAATATATCCTTGGCGTAGTCCCTTTTCGAGGGATTTACCAAAGATTGGCAGTCGCTCCATCAAGAAGCGGTCGCCTTCGTGTTCAACTCGCCCTGCGATGTATGACACATCGCGGGCGGTGTCGACACCACACCAAGCGCCCACATCAGTGAGCGCTCTTTCCACAATCGAGCTTAACTGGCTTTTCATAATGCCCTTTCATAAAGGTGTATTAATCCAGCCTTGTTAGCCTCGGATCCATGGATCAGTTAACAGAAGGGACAGGCCAAAATGTCAAATCGGTCTGCCCCCCCTGGCTGAGGAGTAAATGAGCCTGTGCACGTATGTAACGTGCGCGCTCATCCCCAGCAACGAAAAGTAAATGGCAAGATTCTTCGTCCAGCTGGACGAAGTAGCCATGAACTTCCGTAACTAATCCCTCGTTACAACCTATCAACGCATCATCGGAGGAAAGAAACATCCGAAACTTGTTGAGTGAGGATGCGAATTCCAGACGAGGCACGTCGTAAAAGGGCTCAGAGAGCTCTTGATTTACGTAGTGACTCGCCATTTGGTTAACGTAATCCCAATCAATTCGATCGGACATTTCATTTTCTCCTTTGATGGTTTTAGTTCAAGGTCAGCTTTCGCCGCCCAAGAACTTGATGAGGTTAGCATTGCTGCTAGCCGTAAGGTTGTTAAGCAAGCCTGTCACATGTGTCAGGATCTCTGCCTGGGTAAAACCAGACTGAGGCGCATCTACCACTAGGTAGGCGCTCACGCCAACCCGCTGTGAAGCGGTGCTGGACAAGGGATTCGCCACGATCTTTGACTGATCGAGGCGAGCTTGCCGACGAGTACGCGTCTTGTACTGATGCTGGAAAGACAAAACAAGAGTTTTGTCGGCCCGGGCGAAGTTTCCTTCGTCCAAACCAGTCCCCAAACGGGGAAGGTTCTCGGCCCCAGTACCAGGATTGACGCTTTGTGGATCGGAAAAAGCCACAAGATACTCCATTCTGAAGGGACGTCATTTAGACGTCATAGTTACATTTCAAGCAACACGAGTGTGCTACCTGAGGATCCCTCGCCCTAGAGGCGGAGGTGCGGCCCTTTAGAAATCCCAAGAGCTGCGAGTATCGCCTTTTGACGACTTGAATAGCCGTCGAAAGTACTGGCGAAACCGAAAGGATTACCGAATCTACGGTATCGAGTCTCAGTGATGAGCTCAATAGATCCGTAGGGTGCGAAGGAGTATTCTACTCCTGTTACCTGGTGGCACATTACGTACCCCCATCGCATCGCAAGCCCATCTTTGGCAAACAAGGACACGTTTTCCAAAACTTGTCCTACGTTCGTTTGCCAATCGATGAGCCAGGAATATGGCATCAGTTCCCAGGCGGTAGAGATCGAAGGATCAATACCGTAGACATGCCTTAAGCGATCCAATTGATTTTTGATTGGGTTAGCTGAAGGAATGTAGAGGTACGAATAAGTACCACTAAACCAGACTTCTCTAGAAGTACGAGTAGTCTTGGTCACTTGGACCTGATTGCGACTGGACGGCGCCCACGGGATAGTGGGATACAACGCTTGCGTTGTAATCGAATTAACGACCGTCGTCTGTTCGGACAACAAAGATGCACTTCGGTGAATTAACTTCCCCGATCCAGCAATGAGCTGGCGCTCTAGGTCATCGCTTTTGATAATAGCGTGTTTTAAATCGCTAAAATCATTGATGAACGGTGAAATCCCAAATTGGTAATTCAGGTATTCACCACCTATAGCTCCGGTTGATTTGTCCCTAAGAAGATTCTTTAACGGAATCTTCGGGAGCCCTTCGTGGAGCTCACCCATAAACTGGGCAAGGTTCCATGCCGGGGCAGTGGGTACCGTCCGATTCACACCGGACGTACCCCACGCATTCAACTGGGCATCTGTAGGAACTAGCGGTACTGCTCCATAGTTTGATAAGCCTGTGTTCTGGTAAAATTGCTCCGGAACACGAGGGCCAGTCAAATTGAAAGTATTCCCGCTAAGGACAGAGCTCTCCTTTACTATTGGGAGAAACACATGTCCTAGCCTACGTCGAGTCGAGGTAAAATTACCTCCGATATTGAATTTGCCACGAAGTTTACCTTCATGGTACGACCACCAAGGATGAGTTTCATCCAAAGTAGTCTGGTTCAAACCGACTGACACTTGATACGGAGTAGTGGTAGTAACGCCAAACAGTGTTTGGCCGTAACTGCCCTTCTTCAATATCTTAGTCGAGGCTCGACTTCTTGTTCGCATATTAACAATCCTTTCGTAGACGATAGACTAATCAGGTCTATCAGCGTGTCGACGCCGGGCGGGCTCCCTAACGGGCGCC